GCACTTGGTCGAACTACGTCGGCACGGCGCCAATGCCGGACAAGTTCTTCCGGTGGAAAGGGCAAGAAATCACTATCGTTCAAGGTCTCGACGGTGGCATCCTCGAAATACAAGTTCCCGCTCTTCCCGCCTCATCCGGCAATCCTACGAGCAGTCCGCGTTCGTCATCTGGGGGATGGCGACCCGGAAGGAGCGAGGAGGAAACCCGGCGCATAGCCCGTCAAGCGTGCCTTAACACGGCAACGAATATTTATTCGGAAGCTTTGAAGGTGAACGCCGGGACTTTTCATAGTTCCGAAAGTGTTGCGACACCGCAAATCGCCGCTGCATTGAAGTTCGAAATCATTCGCATCGCGGAGCAACTCGAAGAGTGGGTGTTCCGATGAGCAAAGCGAAGAATCCGGGACGAAGAGCGTTGCGTGAAATACTCCAGACGGTCTTCTACAACGACAAGACAGTCTATGCTTACGATGACGGCTCACGCCTCACAGCCGCACTCGACCGAAACGGAGAGCTTCCTATTGAAGGACGATGGGCAACGCCCGCGGAAGTGGCGAGAGACGCGTTCACAGAATATTTTCCCGGAGAAGACATCAGCACGGGACGCGCCAAGAGGAAAACCCGATGAAGATTTTTCACGGCACCACGAGAGCGAAGTACCGCAAAATGCTCAACGAAGGCGTACTATGGGGAATAAGACCCGGCGACGCAACGAGAAGCACGTTCTTCGCGTTCAATCAAGAAGAAGCCCAGAAATGGGGAGACTTCGTGCTATCAGCAGAACTCGACATCACCGAAGAAGACAAAGGCGACGCGTGGGAAGTCGAGATAACAAACGCGATTCCAATTCACACAGTGACGGTGGTCCACGACCCGGGACCATCAAAGTTATTCAGCGAGGGTACGGAGAAAAACAATGGCTAATGCAGTAACAGGCAACTTTTATTTCAGCGACGAAGAACAAGAACGTCTTCGTGACTACGCGAAACGCCGAGGCTTGCGCTTCTTTGAAGACGAAAGCGTGAACGGCTACACGCGCACAACGAAGTACATTATGCGAAAAGAGCTTGGTATCAAACAATGACACGAAGAGACGATATGCACGAACTACTCGAAGAACTCGAAAGCGCTTGGCTGCGCCTACCCGACGTTCCGCTCGCGACGCTAATAAAAATAGCATCTGTGCACACAAAGAACGAAACAGACGCGGAGCTACTCGTCGAGCTGCGTCGCATCACGCGGAGCAAGCGATGAAAAAACCTTTGCTGTGCCGCCTCGGGCTGCACAAATGGCAGTTCCTCAACGCGACTTGGCGCAGGAACTACTTCGGCGGAGGAGCCGACATAGGGAACCGCTACGTGTGCACTCGGTTTGGGTGCTCGAAGGAGAAGATACTGTGAGCGTCGACGAAGAAAGAGCGCGTAGAATAGCAAGCGAGCTCACACCAACGCAAAAAGAACAACTCTTCGCGGGACTGCAAGAAGGAAAAACCATCGGCGCAAGCGCGCGAGCAGCGGGAATCGACCGCAGGGCAGCGCGCGTCGTTGTCGAAGAAGCATCATCGCTCGTAAGGAACCGCTCGATAGCAAAGGAGGCTCGAACGTGAAGTTCTACGATGCGAACGACGCTTTCGCTTGGCTGTGCCGCGCGCTCACAAGAAGGGAAAGTTCTCTTTACCAACGCACTCCGCTCAATCACAACAGGCACGTCATCATCCGCAACCAAGAAACAGGGGAGACGCTCTACGCTCTCTTCAAGCGAGAATACTTCATCACGTTCGGAAGACAATTCCCGGAGTTCGCGCGCAAAGAACCAAGCCTCGCAGGGTACGCGGAGAGCATCAACGAGGAAAACCTTGACCTCGCGATACGCTTCGGCGCTCAACGCGTAGTGTTCGTTCACCCGGACGGTAGAGCGTACAGCACGACACCGAACGCTTTGCGGGCTTTCTGCACGGAGAACGGTCTTATACGAACACAAAACAAAGTGAACAGCTACATCCGCGAAGGCGTCCGCACAGGAGGACTTCAAGAGAGGACGTACTGCATACCGATAAAACTTCTCACAAGAGAAGAACTACCCGAGGTCAACTAACTATGGAAACGATTAAACAAAAAGCAAGCATTGACAAAAAAACACCAGAGCAACGCCTTCAAGAGCATATGGAAAAAGACCATCCCTGCGGAATAAACCGTTGCACACGCCCAGCAAGGATTCACGTTCCTCTTCAAGTGGTGATGGTCGAAGACGGCAAAGAGCCTCGCATCATCGAGAACAAGACAATCCCTGTTCCGTTCTGCTTCCACCATAACGTCCTCGCAATCAATCTCGCGCGAGACGGAGACTTGTTTCTCGTCACGGAGAAGGAAGACTGCAAGAATCTCAAGATAACGGCGCCGCACGACTTGATAAGGGTCTCGGAGACTGTTTATCGTTCGATGCACCAGATAACGCGCATCGAAGAGGAAGCAGAACGACAAAGCAACGCCACGAAAGACACGGAGAAGAAAGAATGAAACCAGAACCTATCGGTCGGAGCTGCCTTCGAGTGCAGCAAGCCCTCGCAACAATAATCCCAGTTGAAGGGTACAGGGAGCACCAAGACGTGAACCCGCGCGAACGCCTCAAAGAAGAGTGGTGCGTAATGGACGCAGCGAACGTCTGCGCAGTAGTGCCGCTCACTTCCGAAGCAGAGCAAGTATTGCGCCCGTGGTGGAGCCACGCAAGCAAAGCGCCGTCTCGCGACGCGACTGAAAAAGTCGCTGACCCGCCCGTTTCGAAGCTTGTGAGCACGCGCTACTCTCTTGAGTACGTACAAAAAATCGTTACGGCAGCGCACTTAATGGACGAATCAGCATCGTTCGAAATGGGAAAGAACACACCCATCGCTATAAAAACCGAGCATTTCGCATTATGGCTCGCCCCGAGGATTGAATAATGACACGCACGTATAAAGCCGTTGTCACCGAATTCTACGGGAGCAAGTGGACGCTCGTTTTCTGGACGATTGTTTTCTTCCCGCTCGCGATAGTGTACTACTTCCTACGCCGAAGGACGGTCTTCAAAGAGGTGCCGCTTGTCAAGAAGTAAGAAACGCCTGCCAGCAAAGACGCATCCTTTGCGATTCAACAGGATTTGCCCTGTGTGCGGAACGAATAAAATGTCGTTCTCTCGCGCAGGAATACTTCCTTGCGTCAATGGGAAATACCCTGACTGGGAGAACGAAGACTTCGACGTGGAGCACGTGTACAATTGCAACTACTGTCTAACAAGCATTGCCATCACGATAAGCCGACCACCCGACCCTCTTCCCGAAAGCATTGTCGACCTCGGTTTCGAGCTCGTGGAGGAATGAAAGGTGCCGAGCGACCAAGCCTTCATAGCACGCTTCGCCAGAGACCACATAGAACCAATGGCGCGCGTGCACTGGAACCCTGTGTTCCGCCGCAACTGGACACCCGCAACCCGGCGCGCTACTGCGGAGCTTCTCTTGTGGCTTGTTGATGAAGGGTACGACCACGCTGTCGAAGTCCGTATGCTCGGATGCCCTTTGCGTGCTGACGTGCTTGTTCCCGAGCTTTACGGCAGCCAAGTAATAGAGATTTGTGACACTGAAACGGATGCGAGCAAGAAGCGCAAGGAAGCCCTTTTCGATAAGGCGGGTGTTTCCGTGCTTTTCGTGCCCGCTGATTTTAACGAGGCTCTCGCTCTTATCAAAGCGGCGAACGGGCTCAAATAGAGGATACACACGATGGACCGCAACGAAAAAGCAAAGAAGGATTTCAAAGAGCAAGTGCAGAAATTGAAGGAAGCTCCGTGCAGTTTCCCGGGCTGCAAACGAAAACAATTCATCAACGTCGGAGTTCCGATTCTTAAACGAACGGAGAACGGTGGGTTGTTCGCTGCGTACGAAGAGCGCGACCAAGAAGGAAGACCGTCTTCTTCTCTTTCAGTGATGATGCCTTGTTGTCCGCTCCATATGCCTTTTATGGCGGGCGGTCTCATCGGTCTCGTTCACGAAAGCGGCGAAGAAGAGAACTCGGGCTATTCGTGGGTGGGTCAAAACGATATTCACGACACGATAGCGATTGTGCGCGCTCTTGAAGCGAGCGACGAACTCGCGAAGAAAATGAATCTCGACCGTCTCGAAGTGGCGGAAGCACCGGAGGACGACTGATGGGAGTGCGCGACAACATAGAGTTTCTTAAACGACAAAGGGACGCTTATAAAGTGCGTTTGGAGATTCTCGGAAGAGACCTCATCAACGCGAAAGAAAGCGTGAAGATACAAGAGCAGCGTTTGTCCCAAGCGAAGAGGTCTATGAATGCGAACCTTCGTGACCGCAAGAGGGTCAAGGATATGCTCAAAACTGTTGAGGGCAAGATAAAGCGCTTTCCTTCCGAGACACGCCGTTACGCGAAGACCCACGCAATCGAGATTGTCGAAGGAGAGTTCCGATGAGAGCGTACGCTGTGCAGGAGCAAGAAGAGTACGATTGCGGGAGTTTCGGTTACGTCATCGCTGACAATTCCCGCGAAGCTCGCAAGATTGCTTGGAGAAGTCATCCTGACGTCCACTCTTCTTTTGACGGAGAGTATATTCGTATGCGTGTCAAGTGGATTCGTAATGCTGGCATCAAGGACCTTCCGAAAGGTTGGTACGATTGGGATGAGACTGCTTTGCGCCGACGCATTACTTCGTGGCTTTCCGGTTGCGAGATACGTTGCGAGTGCTGCGGTTTCGAACCAGACACAGTGACCTTTGATTATTCGAAGGCTCTCAAGGTAGAAGCCGTTCTCTGTGAAGAGTGTCACGCTGACAACTGCGAAGCCATCGACGACCACGCAAAACACGCAGAGGTGCCTCGTGGTTCTTGAAGTAGAGCTGTTCGTTTGCCCGTACTGCCAAGAAGAGTACACTTCTCACAGTGATGCTTTCGCTTGCGCTTCTGAATGCGTCGATATAGAAGATATTGATGAGATGCAGGCTTTCGATTGCGAGCATTGCAAACAACGATACGTTCGTTTTGAAGAAGCCGAGGAGTGCGAGGAAAGTCACACACCAACAGACCCTCACATTATTCGGAAGAGCCTTGAATCGCTCGCAACAGCCGCCAGCAATCCTGCGCAGAGGAGGTTATCGTGATTACCCGAAAAGAATACGAAAGGTACAGCTTGGAAAAGTGGAAGCGCGCAGTCGTACGAACAAGGCGCATCATTCGCAACAATGGCGGTGGCGTAATTCTCGCACGCGTGGAAGTCACCATCAAGGACAAGTGGAGAGGCTTCAAAATAGAAGCTGACGGAATAAGCATAGGCAGAGTTCAACCATACGACCTCGACTTCGTGAGGTGGAAAGATGCGGAAGAGCCATAACTACAAGAAAACGTGCCGCTGCACAAGATGCAAACTCCACGCAATAATACACCCCGAAGAGTGACGCCGAGACAATACACGACAAGGAAACAAGCCGAGCTAATCAAAATCTTAAGTGTCGAGGCACAACATATAAATAAACCATTGAGCAAGCAGGACATAGCAGGAAACGATGGCAGCAAAGAAAAAGACCCGAACAAAGAAAAACACGAAGACAACGACGCGCTCCGACAAAAACCCAACAATAAGCACAGAAGAGCGCCGAGCAGCCATTCTCGAAGCGATAGAAGAGTTCGGGGCTTGGAACATCAATAAATCTGCTCTTGCTGAAAACTTCGGCGTGCACAGAAGCACCATCTACGAAGACTTGAAAGTAATTTACGACCAGTTGCGCCCAGAGGACCTTAACGAGACTTTCGTGAGTTTGCGCAGTAGCCTCGGCAGGGCGATTCAAGTTCTTGATAAAGACGTTAAGAGCCGCAACGCGAATGTTCGCATTCAAGCTTCCCGTGCTCTTGGCAAGTTGTCCGACCACTACACGAATCTTCTTGAGAGTTACGGCGCGAAGAATAAGGTTGCGGAGCGTGTTGAGGTGAGTGCGGGCGCTTCGTACGAGGAGGTCGAGCGCCGTATTAAGGAAGCTCTCAACGACCCTCACCCTCCTCCTCCGCCTGCATCTTAAATGGTCGAGCGTAAGGTTTGGATGAGCAACGAGGGCGTCAAGGCTCTTTTCGCTTACTACTTCAAGTGGAACGGCGAGCCTCTTCGTTTGTATAACTACCAAGCGAATATCGTGCGTCCAATAATCAATCGCGAGCACAAACGCATCGTGATAAGTGCTTGCACGCGTGTCGGGAAGACCTTCGCAATAGGAAGAGTTCCGATAATACTCGCCATCAAGTACCCCGGAATAAAAATAACCCTACTCGGTCCAGACTACCCGCGCGCGGACTTGCTCGCAGAAAGCTTCTTCGAAGGGCTCGGCGACAGTCCAGAGATACAAGCGCTCCTTCCCGAAGTCTCTCCTATGAAGCGCAAGCCCGGGGAGAAGTACACGAGCCGACGAGTGACTTTCAAGAACGGAAGCCAAGTCCGCGTAGTAGCAGCCCACGGAGCGCCGGGGAGCAAAGGAAAAAACCTTCTCGGCAAAGGAGCAGGAGACTTTCTCATCGTGGACGAGAGCCCACTCATTGATGACGAGGTCTTCAACGCTTACGTATTCCGTATGCTTGCAGACACTCCAGAGACCGTGTTCGTGCAGATAGGAAACCCCGTCAACCTCGGTCACTTCTACAAAGACTTCACAGACAAAAGCAACCTCCAACTTCGCATAACAGCAGACGACGCGCTCACAGAAGGAAGGTTCACACCAGAATTCATTGAAGAAGCAGCACGCAAACTCGGCGGCAAAGAAAGCCCTTTGTACCGTATGCTTTACGGAGCAGACTTCGTTGAAGAAGTAACAGGAGCGCTCATACCGCTTTCCGCGATAAAAGAAGCGATTGATAAGAAAATAGAGTTCCCAGACGTGGGCGAGAAGCCGTGGAAAGACCTCGGCGTAGACGTGGCGCGTTACGGAACAGACCTCACGGTCCTCCAACCAGTGAGGAGAACAACAGAACTCTTCCGCTTCCTGACACCACAATCGCACCCTATGACGAGCGTCACAAGCACCGTAGGTCTCGTAATAAACGAATTCAGCCGCGCAGCAGAGAAAGGAAAACCATACAGAAACGCAACCGTAGACGACCTCGGCGTAGGCGGCGGCGTCACAGACTTCCTTGAAGAAAGAGACGTGCCAGTAACGGCGTTCATTGCAAGCAAGAAAGCAAGGGATGATAAGCACTTCGCAAACGCGAAGAGCGAACAAGCGTGGGAGCTACGAACGGCTTTCATCGAAGGAAGAGTTTCCATACCGAACCACGCGAAGCTCATCGAGCAGCTCCAGAATGAGAAGTACGAGTTCGACAGTCACGGACGAATAAAGGTCGTTGACCCGTCTGATAAGAGCCCTGACTTCTTCGACGCGCTCCTATTGTCCACGGTCTACTGGGCAGTGTACGCGGGCGGCGTGAACAGCTTCCGCTAAATATTTAAGGTGCAAACAACCGTCCAAGCATTGCAGTCTTCTTGCTGCCGAGTTAATCGTGGCTCGGGGGCGGAAACAGGACACAAAACGCACAAGAGAATTCGGAAAGGCTTTGTTGCTCGTCTGCTCACTACATTCCAGCAAGCGGAGAACACCAGTCCCTCTGACCTTTGGGGATTGACCGTTCCGCGCCAGTAACTGGTTCTTTTGTCGCGTCCGCCTCGTCTTCCGCCCCGCCCCTACGGGCGAAAACATATAAACCCGCTGCGCGCAGTTAAGAACCATAGCCTATGGGATTTCTCGATAAAGCAATCGGACGAGTGGTGGAAAAACAAGTATCGAACCAAGTCCGCGCAGAGAAAAGTCGTTTGCGCAAAGAACTTTCTTCAAAGGTCAAAGCCATCGCAACAGAGAACGCGAACCTCGCAGCGCAGATAAAACGCATCCACGCCGGGGGTTGGAAGAGCACTTTCATCTCTGACGTTTACGGAGAAAAGGTTCTTTACCCGCACCAAGAAATGAGTTTCAGCCGCAGGGTGTACTTCTACAATAGCTTCGTCCAAGCAGCAGCAGACACTCTCGTCGACTTCCTTGTCGGCGGCGAAGTCACCATCAAAAGCAAGAACCCAGCAACGCAGAAATTTCTCTCCGCGTACTACGAGGACAGCAAGCTCAAAAGTCTCACTCCAGAAATCTTTCGCGACCGCATAGTGTTCGGTAACTTCTACGCAGAAAAAGTGGAAGTAGAGCGCGGCGGCAAGTACCAGAACAAGCAAGTCATTATGTACCGCCACATAGCGAACCCGGAGCGAGTGTATCACGAACTCGACCCAAACGGCTACGTTATAGGATACGTAATTGAAGTTCCTGCTGAAAGCTACACCGGAAGAGAATTCGTGCACATCACCTACTACGGTGATATGAAGACGACCGTGAAAGGCTTCCGCGTAGCGAAGGAGACGCTCATTCACAGCCAGCTCAAGAAGAGCACGATACCTTCGTACGGACGAGGAGCGGTCGCGACCATCATCAACGACGCGGAAGTATTGCTCGAACTCGAAAGAGCGATGGCAGTTATGGCGCGCTACAAAGCAATCCCGAAGAAGCTCATCAGCACGCCCGGTCACAACCCGAAGGAAAGCGAGCAGCTCACAGCGAGCCTCAACAACCTCGGAGACAACGAGAACCCAGTGACGAACTTGACTGTCAAGGTGGACGACCTTTCGTACGCAGGCAAGGACCTCAACTTGCAACCACTCGTGGACTACCTCAAGCGAAAGCTTACCGTCGCGCTCGCCCCAGAATACATCATCCACGGCGAAGACACGAACAGGGCAACAAGCAAAGAACAAAAGAGCGGCTTCTACCTACGAGCGAAGAGCGCACGCGACGAAGTACGCACTTTCATCGAACAAGAACTCAAGAACTTCCTTCTCAACTACCCCGAGCTATACGCTCCTTTCACGGTCGAGTTCGGCAGCTTCGACCCATACGAAGACGAAACGAAGCGAGAGGAAGCTTTGAAAGCGTGGGTCGCGGGAATACTGACACTCAACGAAGTCCGCAAAGCATTCAGTCTCAACGCAGACGAAGCTCTCGGCAATTTCTACTCCTTCGAGGTACGGGCAAGTGAACCAACACAAGATTCTTTCGGAACGACGCCAAGCAGCGACGCTGGTGAAAGTGACGAAGATAATCGCGAGTAGCCGCAGAGGGCTTTTCAAACACGAGCAAGAATATCGTCGGCGCATCGCGGAGCTCTTCGATTACGACGAGGCTCTTCGACGCGTTGAAGACTACACCCGAACGCAAACAAAAGAACTCCTTGATGACATATGGGACCAACTCAACAGGCGCCTCGTAGAACTATCAAAGTATCTTGAAGGACTTTTCTCGACCGTGTACGAACACGGAGGCTCAAAAGTAATGGACAAGCAAGGAAAGTTCCTGCGCTTCGCAACGCCAACATACAAAGGAGCCGTGGGACTGCTCGTTAAAGACAACCTCCTCCACGTGCAGAAGCTCGCAAACAAGCAGCGCGAAGTAATGATTAAAGCAATCGAACAAGGAGTGAAGACAGGACAAACGTACAACCAAATAGCGCAGACAGCCACAGCACAAGCAAAAGACCTCGCGTTCAAGAGAGCACGAACAATCGCTCGAACAGAGATAAGCAGAGCGAACTCTCAAGCAATGATGGACGTGATGAAACAAAACGGGATAAGCAAGTACGTATGGGTTGCAGCAACAACAGGAACACCGAAGCCTTGCCCAGTGTGTCTTAACTTTCACAGGAAACGCTACGACATAGGGAACGGTCCACTCCCAGTCAAGGACACTCACCCGAACTGCCGCTGCGTGGTGGTGGCGGCTTGATGCGCAGAGTGTGCCCTTCCTGCAAAGAACCAAAGTCTCCTCTCGCGAAGACTTGCTTTCCGTGCGCAGTCAAAGAAGGACGCATAGGAAAATATCAAGGACCACGCGGTGGCGGAAGCCACTTCTCACCTTACGCGAACGCGCCGAAAGGAGCTTGTCGCATATGCCACGAACCCAAAGACAAATGCCTCGGACACAACTTGTTAATGAAGAAAAGCGGGCAGAAGCCGGAGCTGCGATAGTGTACTGGTTCGAGATACTCGAATACCTCCAAACACGCCCGAGAGAACGCGTATCGACGGAAGAGATAAAAACGTACCTCGTAGAGAAGCGCGGCACAGTAAATATGAACAACGTGCGAGCAGCGTTGCGCAAGCTCGCGCGTATGAAAAGCACAGGCATACAACTCTCTATCGAGTACGCGGAGAACGAATGCGGAAGAGGGTCTCACAGGCGATTCTATTATCTTTATCGAGAACCAAGCGACCCGCCCTTTTGAGCAAAACATATAAGCCAGCCACGGGCTTAAAAGGTTTATAGCTATGGACCAGAAACTCCTGATTGAGCGATTGAAGGCGAACCCCGTTGTCGCAGAAGAACTTCGCAATAACGTCGTACGCCTTGCCGCAGAGAAGTTCACAGTCCAAGAAATGGAAGGCGGCGGCACGCGTGTCGTCGGAAAAGCGCTTCCAGTAGAACAAGTGAGCAGGAACGGCTTCCACTACATCACGGAAAGCGTAGCCGAAGCAGCGCCTACACTGAAAGGGTGCAGCGTTCTTTTCAACCACCGAGAAGACGTCGTCATCGGTCACGTCAAGGACAGCCCGTTCAACCCTCAAAGCGGTCTCCAATACGAGAACGACATCAACCCCGAAGCAGTCAACAAAGAAACAGGCGTGAAGTTCGTTGATAGCATACGCCGAGGAGACCTTTCAAAGGTTTCCATCAAGTGCAGCTACGACCCAGAGCGAAGCACGTACGATGAAGAAAAAGGCGTCGTGAGCGCTTGGGTGACTGAATTCATCGAAATAAGCCACGTAAGCACGCCCGGCTTCGTAGACACGAGCGCAGCAGTCGTTGAAAGCTTCCGCGCAGCATCACAGAAATCCCACTCACAGCCATCAGAAGGCGTGAAGAACTCTCCCACGGTGAACACAATGCCAAAAGCAAACAAACCCCAAAGCAAGGAGAGCGACGAAGAAAAAGACCCAATGCAAGAAATGGTAGACCGCCTCAACGAGGTAACTGCCCAACTGCAAGAAGTCTCTGCACGCGTCGCGAAGCTCGAATCCGGCGACGGCGAAGACGACGACGCGGAAGAAGCTGATGACACTCCCGAAGACAAAGACAAGAAAGAAGACCCCGCAGAGGGCGAAGGCGAAGACGACAAGGAAGACGACAAAGCTTCCGAAGAAGACGACGCCAAAGACGACGAAGAAGACCAAAAGAAAGCGGAGGAAGCAATGCGCAAGAAAGCCACTGTACCTTCCGGTCACGTCAAAAGCGAATCGGCTTCAAACAAGCCGCTCACAGAAAAGACACTCAAGGAAGCAATCACTGAAATAGTGAGCACCAAGAGCAGATACGCAAACCAGTAAACACCCACGAGGTGACAGCAACCCTATGAAAGCAAACCTAACCCAAGTAGACGGTCCCGCAAGCGAGTTCTCTCGTGAGGGAGTAGCGCGCGTCGGTCGCTCAATGATTGAAGCGCTGAAACAACGAAACGAATTGGAGCCTCTCAAGGAAATCCTCCATAAGAAGCACGGCGTAGCGAAAGAAGACCTTACTTTCGACAACAACGCAAGCCTCTACACGACCGCTGTCTCAGCCTTCGTCGAGAAGCGCCTGCGACCAGTGCTGCTCGCGAGCGGCGTCATCCGCCACATCACGGACTTCCGTATGAAGGGCTTCAACAGCATCAAAGTACCAATCCGCAGCGCGCTCATCACAGCAGCAACGCTACCGGACAACGGAGTTCTATCCTATGATAACGGAACGTACAGCAACGTCCCAATCACCATCGGATGGATTTATGCTGCGAACAAGCTCGGTCACGAGCTTATCCAGCACAGCGCCGTTGAATTGATGGCAGAAGAGCTCGGAGAAATCGGCGACGCACTTGCACGCAAGATTGACAGCGACATCATCGCAGCAATCGACGCAGCTTGCACCGCAGGCAACAGCAACGACATCGACCTCGGTGTCGGAACGTACATCACGTTCACTGCCTTCGCGAACGCACTCGGAGCGCATATGGCGCTCTACGCAATGCCGGACGTGTTCCTCACGAACCCTACGACTTGGGTCACGCTCATCAAGGACACCGACGTAAAGACCGCGCTCGCGCGCAGCTCTGACGGCGGACGAATCCTTCCGGGCGTTACCGAGCTCTTGAATATGCGCGTTCTTGTGAGCCCACAAGTCGGCGCGAGCACGAGCTACCTTATCGACACCGCCCGCCTCGGTTACTTCCTCGAAGGCGCGCCAACGCAGACCTTCGACGGTCGACGCAGCGGCGAGCTCAACTACGAAGTCATCGGTGCGACTGCTTACGGAGTTGCAATCGTGCAGCCAAAAGCAGCGTACGCCATCAGGGAGAACAACGCCGCATAAGCGGTCTGGTAACTCTCAATGGCAGCAGGCACCATTCGATGGAGCGGAACATTCACACTCCCTGCGTCTGACGCGGGAGAAGTGTCGAGTGTAGCCGTAGCCCTCGCAAGCGTAGCAGCCACCGACCGAATCGTATGCACACCAAGCAAGGCTTCACTCCAAGTGATGCCGGACGACGTGCGCGGCGCATTCGACGTACAAATCGTTAAGGAAGCAGGCGTAGGCTTCACCGCATACGCGAGCCGAGGTCAACTCCCAGTAGCAGTTGAGTTCGACTACGTAATCCTTACGAACAGCACGTAGGCAAGGCACAAAACCAACATCTTTTTTTATCTCTTTATTCCAATTCACAACAGCCCCGAAGCGCGGGGAGGTACTCAACAATGTCAAAGAAAAACACCTCGAACAAAGAAACCGCCGAAACTCCGAACGTGAAGACGGCGTGGGTACGCAACCCAGCAGCAACGATTCTCAACCTCGGTCGACAAGACGACAACGGTCCATTCGAAGGACGCCTTGTTTACGTGAAGCCCGGCGAGACGAAGGAGCTATTCCTCATCCCGGCAGTTGAAGAGTGCATCGAGAACGGTCTTCTTCAAATGGCAAGCAGCGAAGACGTAGCGAAGGCAAAAGCGCTATCGAAAGCCGAAGCAGCCCCGGAAGCGCCTGTTAAGCCAGCCGCGCGCGGTAAGAAGCAAACCGCCGAAGTCGATGAGGACGAACCCTCGGAAGACGACACAGTCGATGAGGACGAAGAGTAGACAACTCACCATCACCTCAAACTCCCCTCGGGCGAAGAACTTCTTTGCCCATATCACCCCCCAACCCAAATCGTTTTGATGCGCTTCGCCCGGGAGGGAGTAACAAATAACACACTATGGCGGACTACGGCAGCGCGGACCAAGTAAGGCTCATTCTTGACAGCGAAGACAACAGTCTCCCAGACACAAAGATTTCTTCATTCCTCGCGGAAGCAACGAGATACATCCACGACGAGCACGGACAGTACGTGTGGGACAAGTTCTTTGTAGCAACAGCACAGAAGAGCGGCGCCGCGATACGCGAGCTCACGCTTTACTTTGAACCGCAAGAAGGCACACTGCGCCTTTATCACGGCGGGGTGTTGATGACGCTATCAACAGACTACACTCTCTCCGGGCGGGAAGTGACGATAAACTCTTCTTTCATCCTCAACGACGGAGAACGCATCGACGCGAAGTACACACCAAGCATCTATGATGATTATGCGAACTACCTCGCAGCGACGCGCATCGCTCAAACGAAACTCCTCAACAGGAGCGAAGCAAGCGAGAACATCGCAATCAAACAAATGCTCCGCGACGAGACCCGCCGCTACGCGAAAATGATTGAAGCGAAGCCATACGTCGGAGCGAGTGTAGACCACCGCGAAGACGGAGAGTGGTAGTAGTGGCGCGCGAAGAGAAAATCTTCGAAGAAGAACTCAACCGACGCATACGCGACGCAGTATTCTCGACACACAGGGTCATCATTGAAGCGACACCAGTGCGCACGGGACGCCTTCGAGGAAGCATCGTTGTCGAAGAAGACGAGCAAGGGTACATCATAGGAACAAACGTTCCATACGCGGAACACGTTGAAGCAGGAACAAGCAGGATGGCAGGACGGCATATGTTCCTCAAAGGAGCAATACACGCGCGAGCAGCACTCGCAGAGGCATTGAAGCGATGACGCTCCTCGAAACACCACAAAACGTCGTGGAAAGGTACGTCGCGCAGTTCGAAGCGAACCTCACAGACTACAACGTGCAAAGGAAGCTCTCCGGCGGTAAATGGATTTACGACGACCTACCAAGAGCAGATATGAGCGGGTACCCGCGCATAGGCGTATCGGCGCCGACAACCGACAACCTCCCGTTCGACGTGGGATACACTCACGAAGAACTATTCGTGTTCACTGTTGTCGTCGTGCGCGTCAAGAGAGGCTCGAAGTACATCGTAGGAACGACAGAGAAGAGAGACTTGCAAATGCTCGACTACCTCGCGAAAGCAGTATCGGACCTCGTGAAGACAAGCGGCTTCCGAAGCGACTTGCTCACGAACTGCAACGTACTATCCACAGTCCCAATCACCGAAAACCTCCTTGAAGACGACGCGAGTATCGGAAAACAACTAACATTTAAAAATCAGCTAATCAGGTGAAACACTATGCAGAGCGGAATAAGCGACATCATCCTTTCCTACAAGGAAGCCAGCTTCGGAGCAGGCGTGAGCGGAGCGACGCAAAAGACGTTCGGCTACACGCAACTATTCGAAGTCAACATTGACACGAACACGACGCAGTGGCGCAGCCTCGAAAACGATTCCGCTCTCCCAGCAGGAAACGTGGACGGAGTATTCTCTGTCGCGGGTCGCCACGAATGGTATCCAACCGATGGTCGAGAATTCGAAGCGTTCCTCGGAAGCCTCACGGACGGAGGAGCAGGAAGCTTCACTCTCGCGCACACGAAGACGCTCCCGAGCTGGGCGCACAAAGTATTCCTGAACGCGAGCGAATGGGGAGTAGTTGACGGCGTCAAGTACGGCAACACCACAATCACCATCGCACGAGGCGACACGCCAGTTCTTGTATCGAGCCAGTGGTTCGGTCGTCACGTGACAGACGGAAGCACGTTCACCGCAGTCCCGCCAACAAGGAACCCGTTCATCTACCTCGACGCAAGCTTCACGAAAGGAGGCAGCGCGTACGCGGACATAGAAAACCTCGTGTTCGAAGTCCAACGAGTATTATCTCCGCGGCGCCTTATCAGGAGCACTTCTGCGGGAAGCAAACGCCTCATCACAGAAATCGTTGAAGGAAGCGCAAACATCCTCGTATCAGGAACACTCTCCGCACGCAAAGACGTCATCGACGAACTACGCGGCGGAACAAGCCTCGTCGACGTTCGCACAGACAAAAACCTCGTAGTCACTCTCGGCAACAGCACGAACACCCTCGTACTCACCATCACAGGCGGTCGCTTCACAACAGGAAAGCGCGTTCTTGAAAAAACACAAGAAATCGCAATGATGGACTTCGCGGGCGTCGGTCTCACAATCGCCGGAAGCGGAACCTACTAAAAGCCGTCAAGCTTTGAAATAGAAGAACAGACCAAGCCCCAAGCGGGGGCGGGGAGCAACAAACTATGGCGAACATTACTGCATCGACGGAACGAGTGAAAGTCACCCTCATCAACGGAGAGGAGACCGAAGTCGTCATCAAGAAATATCTCAACATCATCGACAAGTACGCTCTATTAGAGCTCGTCGCGGACGACAAAGGAGACGACTTCATCAAAGTCGTGCCGGAACTCGCGAAGAAAGTGTGGGCGGACAAGAACGTATCCATCGAAGAAGTGGAGGGAAGCAGTCTTAACGACGTGATACTCGAACGTCTCGAATCATTTCTGGGGAGTTTTGGCATCAAAGGAAAAAATGGAAGTGATGCTCGCAGTAGCAACAAAAAAGACGTCGAACCCACAGATAAGAAAAACGGCGGAGATACACAACCTACTCCAAATAGGGGTGACAATTGATGCTTCCAACCTTTCCGCTCGTGATGCTGCATATCTCGAAGCATACGCTTTCGAAATGCAAGAAGCACGCCGCAGAAAAGAAGAGCTTCGCAGCGCCGCTCGGGGGCTTTGAATGATAGACTTCCCGGTGCGCGTACGCTTCATAGTAGACCGCAAACAACTATCGCAAGCGACGGGAGGCGGAGTAAACGTAGCAGGCGGAGGAGCAGCGAGCGGCGGGACAGGAATAGTCTCGGGTCTCAAGTCGCAACTCAAAGACCTCGGCGACCGCATAGAAAACGCGACAGACCCAACAGAGCTGCGCGAGCTCGTTAAGCAACAAGACCAGACACGCAAAGAACTATCGAAGAGCACAGGCGTTCAAGAGAACGGATTCGGAGCGGCAGTCGGGAAGCTCGCAGGAATCCTCGGCGTACTGACATCACTGCGCAACGTGCTATCACCCATTCTCGACGCGATAGAATACCTCGCCTTCCTCGGGTTCGCAGAACTCATCGGGTACATCAAAGACCTCGTCGGATTATTCGGGGACGTCAAAGACAAACTCAAAGACGCGTTCGCGAATGCAAAAGAAACAGTGACGGAATCCCTCGAAGCAGCGAAGGATAAAGTCAAGGAAGCAATCGAAGAGACAGGAGAAACCCTCGAAGAAGCAAAAGGACGCCTCGCGGAAGCGTGGGAAAACATCAAAACAAGCCTTCTCGAAGCGTGGGAAAGCGTACAAGAAGCTTGGAGCACAGTCAAAGAAGGGCTCATCGCAGCTTGGGACCGCGTACAAGAAGCTTGGGAAGTACTTAAAGAACGCTTCAAAGCAATCTGGGACGAATACGTGAAGCCCGCTTGGGAAACACTCAAAGGCGTCGGAGAAAGAATCTGGACTGAATACATCAAGCCAGCTTGGGAGTACCTCAAGAACGTCGGCACGTGGGTATGGGAACAACTCATCAAACCCGGCTGGGACTTCCTCAAAGACGTCGGCACGAAGATATGGACTGAAATCCTCAAACCCGGTTTCGACAAGCTCGTCGACAGCGTACGAAGCGTCGCGAGCAGCATCAAGAACGCCATCAGCCGCATCCCCGTAATAGGCGGAGCAATCACTGGAAGCAAAGCGTTCGGCGGCACAGTACCGCAAACAGGGCTCTATATGCTGCACGCGGGCGAGACTGTGAGCGGCAACCCACGTTCAAGCCGACCAAGCGGCGGCAACAACATCAACATCACGGTAAACGGGAATATGCACCCGAGCATCGTTGACGAGCTTGCGAACAAGCTTGCACGAGAGCTGGATAGCTACGCGAGGTGGTAGAAGATGGCGCTCTTTGACATCATCATATACTCCATCGACGGAGCAACGCAGAAAGAGTTCGTTGTGCAAGGAGCGTTCGACATAGAGGAAGATTTGAGCCAAAACACCGTGCAACTATCTTTCCCGGGAAACGGACCAAACCCAGCAATCCTCAACAGCTTCTTCGGACAAAAGCTCATCCTCAACGGAACATTCCTCGTTTTCGACGAGCGCGCGGACGACTACTCAAACGGAAGCCACAGCGTAGGAAGCGCTCCATACAGCGCAGACGCACAAGTGCAGTATCTCAAAACGCGCATCTTCAAACCCGGCGGCTACCACGATTTCAAAGACGAGTATAACAACGACTACATAGGGCGCTTCGAAAGGCTTCGATTCCGACGCACAGCAGACGACCCCGTCAAGTGGGAAGTGCAGTTCGTCTTCAAAGTCGGAGTAGTGCCGGGGCAATAAACAGTGGCGCACGTCATAGAGCTTCTCGAAGACGACGGTGTGACTTGGACGGACGTGATGGAGTTCGTCGCTGCATTCGCTTTCTACGACAAAGGCGACAAAGCAACGGACAAGCTCGAAGTCTACTTCAAACGAGAACTCCTCGCTGAAACCGCGACGCCAGTGTACGACCGAGAAATACGCTGGACGCCGGACGGAGCGAGCACTCCCCGCTTCGGTGGACGCATAGACCAACCACTCAAAGACTACCCGTACATAGCAGTAGTTGCTTACAGCTACGGAACAGAATTCCTCGACAAATACGTCAACGAAGTATTCAGAAACACAACACCCGAAGCAGCGGTGGAATACGTCATCACGAACTACACAGACCTAACGTACGTAGCACCGACTACGAGTAGCGGCTTGACAATCGGCGTCGACGGTCCAGTTGTTTTCAAAGACAAGCGCATTTCAGAATTCCTCAAAACAATCGTCGGAGACATACTCGGTTGGCGCTTCCGAACAGACCCGCAAAAAAACGCTTACCTCGAACCAAGCGGCGTTGAAAGCAGCGGAGTAACGCTCACCGTTGGGACTGACATCTACGAGAAGCCAGTATGGGAAGAGAACTCGGACTGGGTCGTGAACAGAGTAATCATCGAAGGCGACACAGCGCTCTTCAACCAACCAGACACATTCACAGCAACCGCATCGCAAACAGTGTTCGACCTCACGTACGAACCAATCGGAAACGTGCTCGTGACAGACAACGGAGCACTCCAAAACCCCATCATTACCGGAGCAACTACTGGAAGCTACACGCTCGACCGCCGAGCGAAGACAGTGACTTTCTCAAGCGGACGAACAGCAGGGCACACAATAAACATCTCGTACGAACGAGCAGTGCCTATCAGAGTGACGAGCACGCGCGGAAGCGGTCGCAAGCAAAGGAAATTCAAAGTCAAAGGCGTCACTGCATTCTCGGAAGCGCGCAAGCTCGCGAAAGAATACTTGGACGTCCACGCTCTACCAACAAAAAGAGCCCCTCTTCCGGTGATTGGTTTCAAGAACAACGTACGCAGCGGAGTATCCGTACGCGTCGTTGACGCAACCGATTCAGTCAATGAAGAGCTCGTCGTTGATGAAGTGCAGTTCGCTTATCCGCAAAACACGAGCATCATCAGCGTCGGAAGCAAAGACGTCAAGCTCTTCGACTGGTTCGCGGAAGCACAAGAGCGCGTGCGCCAACTCGAAGAAAAAGACGGCGAAAGCGAGATACTCTCTCTTTACGACGTGGTGCACGAAGACCTCAATATAGAACTCGCGGTCACACAAGACAACTTCGCAAGAGAGCTCAACGCGGGCTGGATATGGGGGACGTCGCAATGGGGCAACGCCAAATGGGGGAAGAGAGGCGAAGGAGGGACTTTCTCGAACTTCAACACAACAGCCGGAGCGTACGACCTCGAAGACGTATGGAACTTATTGCTATCATCACTCTATGACGACGTGAACGACAGCGCGCTCCTTCTGCAATTCAACGCGAGCAAATGCGCGGGGTACTGGGCGCTCGACGGGAACGCGAACGACAGTCACGGAAGCAACAACGGAACACCAACAAGTATGGCGTACGCGACCGGACGCACGGGACAAGCAGGAAATTTCAACGGTTCAAGCAGCCAAATCACTCTCCCGAACAGCAGCACGATAATAACGAACAACTCGAATTGGACGATAGAAGCGAGCTTCAAAGCCGACGGAGCAGGAAGCGGACGACGCATAGTGAACTTCGCGACAACAGCAGGAAGCACGGCAGTTCACATAAGACAAGAAACCGACGGGATATACGTCGGATACAGGAACGGAGGAGGAAGTCTGCTCGCACAGCAAGTGAGCGCGAGCTTCGTCGCCGGGACTTGGTACCACGTAGTAGTCACTTACGACGGAACAAACTTCCGAGCGTACGTGAACGGAGGAAGCCCGACAGTATGGGCGAGCACGTTCTCCGGTTTCGGCACTGGTCCCGCATACATAGGAAGCTTCGCGGGCGGTCAATACTTCGACGGTCTCATTGAAGACGTAGCGGCATATAGCGGTCACACCCTCAAAGCGGGAGCAGTCGCTCTGCGCTACAACAACAACCTCGGGAACACGTACGCGAATCTCGGAAGCTTCGGAGTATATGACGGCTGGGACGTGAGCGCGTTCACGCAAAGCGAAGGACGCCTCGTAGTAGAAACAGACTTCCCGAGCGGCGACGGACAACTCCTCGTGCTATACCAGTTCACAGACTTCGAGAACCACTACGAGCTCGACCTCGACGCAACAAGCGGAAGCGTGACGCTGTCAAAAATCGTTGGTGGAACACGCACACAGTTATCGACCACCGCGCACACATTCAGCGAGGCGGAGACGTTCACAGTCAAATATATAAACGGGGTTCACCAAGTCCGAAATAGCGACACCCGGTTCATCAAAGAGACTGACACGAGCATCACCGCCGCCGGGTCGGTAGTGCTCGGCTCCAAAGACACGAACGCGTCCCGAGTGCGTCGCTGCGACGTGTGGAGCAAAGCATAGGAACACCCAATGGTACTCACTACACCCGCAATCTCGGAAGCACTTGAAGCAGTGAAGACAGCACTACTCGCGAAATTCACTCACGGAGCAGTAGGAACAGGAACAACCGCTCCGACCGCGAGCGACACGACACTAACAACAGAAACGATTCGCAAAACAATCCAAGAAAGCTTCGACGCAGGAGACAGCATCACGTTCAGCCTCTTCATAACAACAGGAGAAGCGAACGCAGTCACTCTCGCGGAAAACGGTTGGTTCGACGACCCAAGCGCGGGGACTTGCTACCACCACGGACTACTCAACGAAACAGTCGCCAAAACAAGCCTTAAAGAACTTTGGTGCGACACAGAAATAGGAATCAACATCACACAGGCATAAAATGGCAGAATTCACTAAATTCGTAGATGCGACGGACGGAGAAGCGCAAGAGGTGAATGACAATTTCAACAGCCTCTCAAAACGCCTTCTCGGAACGTACCTCAATCTGCAAAAGCTCGACGTAACGAGCGGCTACACTCTCACGAAACTCCACAAAGCAGTACACGACCTTTTCGACAGCGACACAGCAACAACGAAGACGAACTGGACTTACGACGGAACAGGCGACCAGTACACGAACACACAAACAGCGCAAGCAACACTCGTCATAAGCGATATGCTCTCCGGCGCGCAAAAGAACGAGACCCCAACAATACGCGCGGCTTGCGTGTGGTTCGAGTTCTACGACGCAGGAGACGAAGACACAGGCATAGTCGCAAACAAAGGCTTCGAAACAGCGGGCGGCGGCGGTCTTGACGTATTCGGAAGCTGGACCGAAGCGGCAGATATAGTGACGGGAAATACTGGAACTGTGGTTTGGACGCGCAGCACCACAGGAGAAACAGAAGGAACCTATTGCGCAGAAGTCAACGGAAGCATCACAAACCAAAACAGCGGCGTCGACCCTTCATACTCAACACTCACGCAAACAATAAACGTCACAGGAATAAGATACGTTTCCGTCGATTACTCTCTCACAATGACCCAGACAGCGGGCGCAGCACTCGCTCACGGAGCAACAATATCAATTGACGTTGGAGGAGTATCAGCGAGCGACAGCGTCGCTATGACAGGGGGCTCCGATAGTACAAGCGGAACATTCATCATAGACGTAGAAGCCCTCGAAGGAAACCAAACAATCACTCTTCGCGTTGTCATAAATGATATTGGCTGGGGTTCGCGCACGTACACTTGGACCGGGCGTTTCGATAACGTACGAACAATTAAAGGCGGCGCCGCTGCAAGCGCGCTCACACGCGTCATCTATCTATCCGCGAACGGAGGGAGCAACTGGACCACCGTCAACAACGGAGAATGGGTTGAGTTCGCGAACACAGGGAACAACTTGTGCGCTCGAATCATCGAAACTCGCTCGAACGGAAGCGCATTATTTTCATCAAAGGTCGTGGAACTCGCGGTCTTTTACGAGGCATAAAATATGAATCGTCACTTAAAGAAATTCCTCGACGAAACGAACTACAACGTCGTCGGCTTCAAAGAAGACAAAGCAGAAGTTCGCGTGTACGTGCAGAAGAAAATGAAGATGCCAACGCTGCAACGCAAAGTAAGCGACCCTTCGCTTCCGAACTGGACTGAAAAAGACATCGTCCCGGAAACAATCAAGACAGGCGTCCTCAAAAGCAAGCCAACGAAAGTCATCGAACTCGGAAACGTACGCGCGCTCGCAGACAGGAAAAGCTACAAACCAATTCGCGGCGGATGCGAGATAGGACCGAGCGGAGAAGGTTTTATGGGAACAGCAGGAGCACCCATACAATACGCGGTCTACAAACAAACATCGCTTCTCGGACGATTCCTCGGAGGCTTCCTGCGATTATTCCGCGCACGCGGCGATGACGTAGAAATGCGCCGAGGTCTTCTTACGAACGCGCACGTAGTGAACCGCGACCCAACAAGACCAGTTCTCGGAGCAAGCATTATCCAGCCCGGGATAAGCGGCAGGGTAATCGGAACCGTAGCGTGCAGCCCAGCACTCGAAAGAGCCGCGAACAACAAAATCGACGCAGCAATAGTCGCTCTGAATGAAGAGCCAGTTGCGAGCATCATCAAAGTCGGGAGCATCAAAGGATACAGAGAACCCGCGAGTAACGAAGTAGTGCACAAGTACGGGCGAACAACGGAGTACACTTTCGGAGCACTCCGAGACCGAGGAGTGACCGTCACCATCGACTACGGGCTCGAAAAACCCCTCACATTCACAGGCGTAGACCTATACTCTTATATGAGCGACCGCGGAGACAGCGGAAGCGTCCTCGTAAGCCGCACAGACCAAGCAGCGGTAGGTCTCGTTTTCGCAGGAAGCAGCCAGTTCTCAATGGCAATCCCGATGCCGCTCGTAGTAGAAGAGCTCGGGTTCGAGTTCCTATAAAGCAAAGCAAAACATTTAAGGCGAAGAGAGGCGTATAAAAGCTATGGTCGTTATCGTTGAGCAACCCTACAATACAACAATGAAGCAAGGGATGCCGTGGCGCCGACGCATACGCGTCACAGATACATCTACTGGCGACCCCATAGACATATCGACCTACACTTTCTCAATGAGCGTCAAACCCAAAGCAGGGAGCGCGACAACGTACATCGCCCTCACAAGCGCGAACGGACGCATCACCATCGTAGACGGACCCGACGGAGTATTCCAGCTACTCATAGACGAGGACGACGTGAACGACCTCTCTTTCAGCACCGCAAGCTACGACCTATTCTCAATCGACGGTTCAAGCACGCCGAAACGCCTCCTCGGGGGAAAAATAACTCTTGTTCCGCGAGTGACCGAGGTGAGCTGAAAATGGCAGTGACACTCACCATCACAGAGTACGATTCCATCGACGCAACCATCACGGAACTCGACAACATCACACTCAACATCGTAGAAAACCTCACTGTACAAGGAGCAGCCTTGAACGGCAGCGGAAGCCCGCAAGGAGTAACCACTCCCGCGTACCGCGGGCAGACTTACACAGACACGGACACCGACCAAGTGTACTACGCAGTAGGTCTCACGAACACCTCTTGGAAGGAAATAATCCTCAACGACGCATAATGAAAAACCTCCCACTAATCGCAGCAATCATCTTCGCCGTCACTATGGTCGCATCAGTCTCCGCGCTCTCCGACCAGTACAGCGACAGGAACATCACATTCAGAACGAACTACGGCATCAACAACGCAGCGTGGCTATGCCTCAACACGAGCGGGTGCATCAATTCGTGGAGCGAAGTAAACGGCAGCGGAAGCGGCGGCAGTGGCTCGGGAGCGAACTTTTCTGGTCTCGTAGCAGCCGACAACACAGTCATAGTGCAAGGGAACGACACGTACAAGAACCTTTCAGTGAACACCTCGTGGGCAGACGCTCGCTACATCAACGAAGGAACAGGCGTCGTCTCACCAACAGCACTGCAAGACACAGCAGTAACTCCCGGAACTTACGGCAACGCTTCACACGTGGCGCAAGGTACTTTCGACCAAGACGGACGAGCAACCCTTTTCACGAACGTAGCTATTTCTATCTCTCAAGGAGCAGTTCAAGGTCTCACAACCATTCTTTCAGCGCTTCAAGTGAACATCACAGCACTCCAAACAGGGCTCGGAACAGTAAACGATACCGCAGTACAAGCGCTCGCTGACGCAGCAACCGCTCAAAGCACAGCAAACGCAGCAGTAGCAGTCGACGCAACACAGAACGCGAGTATCGCATCCATCAACGCATCGAAGCTCGATAAAGCGCAAGGTTGTTCCGACGGAGAGATTCTTGAGTGGAACAGCACGAGCGGAGCTTGGCAGTGCGGAATCGACAACAGCGCGAGCAGTGGCATCGCTTCTTTCAACTGGGGGAACGAAACAAGCAGCACGAGCATCGGTGACGGAGAAACTATACGCGTAAAGAACGGAACAGGCGTCACAGTGGTTCTTTCAGGAAATGACATCATCGTAAGCAGCACAGCAACAGGAGGCGGCAATACCACTGCCGAGATTGTTGCTGCTGTTGACGGAACGTACCCGAACCTTGACACTGACAGCACAAACGATTTCGACGGCGTTTTCAGTAGCTTAACAAGCATCCCGAGCGGATTGAGCGACGGTGACGACAACACAAACGCGAACACTATATGCAGTGGAACAACCACTTACCTTGACGGCGAAGGGAACTGCGACGACATAAGCAGCGTGTATCAAGCAGCAGGAACGTATTACAGCGCAGGCGGTACAGACGTCCCTGTTTCCGACGGCGGTACTGGTCGCAGTACGAGCACGACTGCGTACGGGCTCATCGCGGCAGGAACAACCGCCACCGGGGCGCATCAAACTCTCGCAACAGGGAGCAGCGGTCAAGTCCTTCGAAGTGGCGGAGCGAGTGCTCTTCCAGCGTGGAGCAGTGCAACGTACCCAGTGAGCACGACAGTCAACCGCATCCTTTACAGCAGCGCAACAAACGTGGTCGGACAAATAACCACAGCAAACAGCGGCGTTCTCGTAACGAGCGGAGCAGGAGTTCCAAGCATAGCAACAGACATTCCGACAGCAGTCACAATCGGCGGAGCCTACGTTTACCGCATCGGCGGAACAGACGTTGTTGACGCGGACGTAGCAGACGCGCTCACGGTGAGCGGCGGCACTATCGGTAGCAACAGCATCAGCGGAACCCTCACCACGACAGGAACTCTCACAGTGGGCGATGGAGGAGACAGGATAGACGTCGCCTCCGACACTTGGGACGTAACGAACGGAGTAATCACAGGCGCGACGTATCAAGGAAACGCCATCGGCGACAGCTACATATCAAGCGCTTCAACTTGGAACGCGAAAGCAGGAACCGGAAACTGCGCCGGAAGCAACAGCACACACTACGCAGTAACGCAAAACACAACAACGGGCGGCGTGCAGTGCGTTTATGTTCCAAAAGAAGCTGGCAGTGGAAGCGGGGATTCACCATTTGACGCGTCGGCAAACTTGACGAAAGACATCCGTCTCGGCGACTACAAGCTATACACCAGCGACTCTGGAACAGCATACATTAGTAAAAGTCCTTCGTATTCTCCTCGGTTATATATTAACGGTGGCGGTGAAGCCGTGGAATGGGATAACTATCAATACATTCTGCTTGCAAACACCAATAATGAGTTTCGTTCTTTTAGCACAAGTAACACAGCTATCAACATAACCAACACGAACACTGGCAAGGCAAACTTGTATGTTCAGAACGACACTTACGCCGAGAGTTTCGTTGCAACACAGAATATCACTGTGACGAGCACGACGGGTTGTTCCTACGCGGGCGGACGAGCGATTTACTGCTGGAACGCCACGGAAACCTCGTTCTGTGGTCCGAGTGGCGACGAGGGAGTATGCGCAAACCAATAATATTCGTAGTAGCGCTTCTCTTCGCGCTGCCCGGAGCATTCGCGCTCTACCCAGTAGTGAAAGGCGCAGGAGTGACGGATAGCGCCACGAGCGGTACAAGCTACTCCGTGGACGTCCCCGCAGCGGAAGACGGCGACTTGCTTCTTATGTTCTTCACAAGCGACGGGGTCGGTGTCCCGAGCAGCACAGGGTGGGACGTTATATGCTCACAGTCTCGTTCTACTTTCGCAACAGCGCACGTTCTCGCGAAACGAGCCGACGGAACAGAAGGAAGCAGCGTCACGGTAGGAAACACCGTTGACGAGGCTTTCGCTTCAATTACTTATCGCATACGCAAAGGTAGTTGGCACGGACAAGTCGCGGGCGGAATCGACTGCGCGACAGCAGACCCGGGCGGCACAACAGCAAGCCCAGACCCGCCTTCCCTATCGACAGATTGGCAAGTCGCGGAAAACACTTGGTTCGCTTACTTCGGAAGCAGCACGAACACAGGAGTAACGACCTACCCGAGCGGCTTCGTGAACGGACAACACGTTAACAGCGGCACAGGAACCAGTAACGCCGCTGCACAAGTCGCTTGGTACAAAGAGCGAACGCAAACAGTGAACCCCGGAACATTCAGCGATGCAGACACTGTGAGCGGAGGTGTTGTCACCATTGCCGTTAAGCCTTCTCCAATTCGCCCAGCCATCGCAGACCTCGAAAACGACCTCATTCTTCGATACAGCTTCACTCCCGCCTTCACGACAGCAAGCACCGTCGCAGACAGCAGCGGAAACAGCGTAGCGCTTGACACAGTAAGCGGAACTTGGAACTCTGCCGACACGAGCTGGGAACACACAAGCGGACAAAAACTCTCTCGAACAACAAACACCATCATCGACTACCGCAACGGCTTCACAGCGTGCACGTGGGCGAATATGAACACGTACGGAGTAGTTATGGGAAGCGAGAGCAGCGGAAGCAACTACGCTTGGAAGCTCTCCGTTGGAAACAGCAGCGGAAACAGCGTGTACGACCTCCAGATATGGGACGACGGAAGCACCGAATACTCTTGCCGATGGTTCAGCGGATGCACGAGCGACATAACAAACCCCGTTCCCGCGCAGACGTGGACGCACCTTTGTATGACTGCAAACTACGAGGACGACAAAGCGCTCCTCTACACGAACGGCATCATAACGAACAACTGGACTTTCGCAGGCGACAAAGTAGAAGCTGATGAAGACCACTTCTTCGCAGGATGGGGAGTGAGTGGAGGCGGGTGGGATGGAGCCATTGACGACGTTCGTCTATACGACAGGGACATCGGATACTTCGGTGTTCGAGAACTATACCGTCAAGGACGCGCAGCGAATGACGAAGGATGCAATTATGTTGGTTACGGCGATTATTCTGTGGACGGAGAACTCTTGTGCAACCAAGAAAGCATCGACCTCAAAGGAAACACCGCAACAGTGCTTGGCGATGGCGAAGTGACGATTGACCGCGTTGACGGAGCGAAGCAAGTCAATCTTCAAGAAAGCGGGGTTCTTTCCACAAACGGCGAAGGAACGAACTTCTGTTCTGTCGTGAACCTCACCGACGTAGGTCCTCTTGATGACGAGAGCGGAAACAACAACGACGTCACAACCATCGACGCAGCGTGGATAAATCAAAGTAACGGGTACGGGTTCTACTATTGCGACGGAGTGAACGACTACATCGAAGGCGACGCAGTCACCACAGACTACACAAGCAGCGACGTCATCAGCACGCACTTCAAAGTACAACCGGGACAAGTCGCTTTCCAAAGCGTGTTGGTGAACCGTTTCAACTACGGAGCAAACGAAGGATACAACCTATTTGTCGACGGAAGCTTGTCCGGTCTTTCAGAAGCAGTCGTCGTTTACGGGGTGGACTTCTACTATGGCGGAGAAGACTGCCAGTACGCCATCGACAGTTGGAACAGCGTGACGCACACGTTCAACGGTTCAAGCGGTCTTCAACAACTCTACGTGAACAACTGCCTCGCAGTCGACAACATCATCACCGGGAAGAACGGCAACAACGGCAACAACGACCTCCGTTTGTGCAACGAGTACGGAAGCCAATTATACGAGGGCGGTGTTGATGACGTCGCTTTCTGGTACGGAAGAGAATTGAGTGCGGACGAAGCAGAAGTCCTTCACAACGGAAGCCTCTTGACTGATATGACGACGAACCTCGAAGTTTTGTGGCGCTTCAACAACTACACGGACAAACAAGTTTGCGACGGAAGCGGGTTCGAGCCGCGACTATACCGAACCACCGACAGAAGCGGCAGCGACCACGACTTTATGAACTACCGAGCAGTACAGCGTGACGACGGAAAGTTCTTCCAAGACAGCGTGGACAGCAGCCTCTACCTTTCAAGCGCTCTCGGCGCAGGGGACCCTCTACCGAGCTACACGGACACGCAGCCAATAACGTATATGTTCATCGTGAAGCACGAGAACTGCAACGTCCGCAACTACATCAACCACCTATACAGCTATGGAAGCAGCAACGGATATGACTTGCGCCCAACAAACGATTTCAGCGCGAGCGAATGCGACGTTCAATGGATAAGCCCGCAGGGGATATTCCACAACGGAAACAGCTCTCGAAGGTGTGCCGTTGGTGAATGGTGCAGCGTAGTCGCTTCGTTTGACGGCGATGACCGTCTTCAAATGTGGGTGGACGGATTCAGCGTACGAAACAGCACCGCAGCATACGGACGCAACAGCACAGGAAACACCGTCATCATTGGTTCGGAAGGAACAGCGTTCAACAACTGGGATGGAACAATGGCTCGCGCAACCATTCTCTACCGTAACGTGACGGACGAGGACCGATACAATTTTAGCTATCTTCTACCCGTAGCCGATGCAGAAGTAGACCTTCACCTATGGGATGACAACCCGGAGTTCGCGATAGAATGAGCACACCAAGAAAAGTTGACATCAAACCAAGCCTCTTCAAAGTGTGCTTCATAGCAGTCGCAGCGCTGTTTCTTGTCGTTTTAATCACTGGATGCGCTCAAACACCCACAGCTTCCGCGCAAAAAAACATCACAAGCATCGACGAAAACCCCATCCGAACGGCGTTCAATCGAACGATAGAAAACAAAACAGAGCGATTCACAGAAGCAGAAGTCGTCGGCAACGTATCGACAGGAGACCGCCGCGCCCCGTACGAAATATTCGTTGATGCAAACACTTCAACACGCGTCGACTACTTGACGGTCGCCGCTGCTTGGGAACTTGAATACGAACGCCTCAACACGAGCAACCGCGTAAATATTTCAACTTGTTCACGGAAAGCGCTTCTCACAAGCGAAGACGCACGGAGCCAGTACACGCACGTCTTCGTGTGGCGCTGCACAGACCCCGTGACAGGAAATTCCACAGAGCTTTCATTCAAGAAAGACCTTCGAGCAGTTGACCTCGAACCAGTAAAAGAACTTATCCGTGAGCGCACACGCCCGCCATTATCGACCGACGTGCCTGTGCTCGGGAAAGACGAAGAACCAGAAACTCCGGTGGTGCGATTACGATGAACTTGAAGACCCTTGCTTGGTTGTTCGCAGCAGCTTTCGTGATGACAGCCTGCACTCCCGTTTCCCCGACAGCCTGCCCAGAAAACCTCACTTGCGTCCCGAAAGCAACGAGCGTATGCTACGAAATAGGAAACACGAACGCAGTGAAGAACTACACAGGGCTCAACAACAGCGCTTGTATGGAACTATGTCAAGACTTGATGGACGTTCACTCGTGCGATGGACAGAAAAGCGAATGGGACTGGACGGGATACTGCGGAGAAAACGTCACGCCGGAGTGCTCCTGCAACCTCGTCGCGTGCGTTTACTGAATGCCTATGCTAAACCATATAAACAAGTTTTTCCCTTTCTTCACTATGCCTCGCGGAGACCAAACACTCGTTCTTGAGGCACTCCGCTCTCTCAAAGGCGACATACGAGACCTACACTCCAAAGTTGACCGTGTGGAAATTCAAGTGACCGCAACCAATGGTCGGGTAACGCGCGCAGAGCAAGACATAAAGGGGATGCGTGAACACGCGGAACTAATCGTCAACAGGGTTTCTTCGATAGAAACTCGTTCTTCTCGCGACCGTTTGAGAAGCAAATTCGAAACCAAAGCCGCCGGAGAAGTCAAAGCCGACCGCCGATGGTGGCTTGAATACGTAACAAAATTTCTTCCATATCTCAAAGACGCGGTCATCCTCGTTTGGCTCGCAATCATCACAGCAGGGAGGCTCTTCTGACAAATGGCTCGCCGCCGCTCGCTCCAAGAAATAATCGAGGAGCACGCGGCACGCAACGCTCGACCAACAAACTTTATCAGCGCTGATTTTTCTCATCTTGACAAAGCAACTCTCGTTCCTTTCAGCGACCTTCACAAGGGAAGCCCGAACTTCCGCGAAGAGCTCTTTATGGAGAATCTTGAGTGGTGCTGGGACAAACCCGACGTCGTCTTAATTCTTAACGGCGACTTGATTGAAGCCGCCACCCGATACAGCGTTGGGAGCGGCGTTTACGAGCAACGAATGACGGCAGGGGAACAAATCGACTGGGCGTACAGCGTTTTCAAACCGTTCGCGGAAGAAGGACGCATCATCGGCACCACGAACGGGAACCACGAAGACCGCGTGTTCAAAGAAACGGGCGTGGACGTGAGCGCTGCGCTCGCTGGAATGCTTGGCGTACCGTATTATCGGAACGGCGGTTTCGTGAAGATGCGCGTCGGCTCGCAGAACTATCATTTGTACGCGACGCACGGAAGCAGCGGAGCGCGTGAACCAACACAGAAAATGCTCCCGCTCCTCAAACTATCGCGCTTCATTGACGCGGACGTGTACTTGATGGGACACGTTCACGAGAAAGCAGCAACAGCGATGGAATGCCGTTATATCGACAACCGCTCCGGCACAGTCCGCACAAAAGAGCGTCATTTCGTCCTCACGGGTCATTATCTCGGCTGGGAGAACAGCTACGCGCAAGCCCAGTCGATGCCTCCAAGCAAGATGGGCACGCCGAAAGTAAAGCTTCACGGCGACGAGTATATGATTCGAGTGAGTGTATGACTTGGGAACCACCAGAAGAAATTGAAGGAGCCACGCCGAAACACCGTTACCGATTGAATAGAATCCTTATGGGTGACATCGTGTACGCGCCCCGTGCAAGCCGTTTCCTCGCTCTTGATGATATGCTCGGTCACTTCAAGCCGAAGGGATATTCTCTTCACACGTGGCTCGACGAGTGCTACAACGCCGCGATACAGCGATGGATAGACATAGACCCTGTTTTCTTGCGCGCGTTCCACCCAGACAGAGCGTTCACGGTTGAAGAAAGGGAATGCAAAGCGTACTATGCGGCGCTCGACCACGCAACTCTCAACGGAGCATACACTGGCTACTATAAGCACTTGCTCGAAGACATCGTTGCGAGCGACGACCACGAAGAAGACTGCGCGTAGAACCCAGCACATTTAAATCCTTGAAACACCGATTCGATAGACAAGGTCGCGAAACCCGGCGCGTATTGAAGCGCTCACTCTCGCGCCGGAGAAAAACCACTATGGACAAACAAGAACTCATCAATGTCGCTTGGCGTATGCTCTTCTCGGGCTTGTACGCAGGCGTAGCCGCTCTCCTTGCTTCGCAAGCTTGGAACACCACCGTCTTTATTGCCGCAGGCACCGCAGCCGTACGAGGCGCTCTTGAGGTTGTTATGTCGTTCGCTGACAGCAACCGCGGACCAGTCGTTCGGAGCCAGCGCGCGACCGCTCAATCAAGCGTGTCGAAGTGGCGCAACCGTCTTTAAACGGTCTGTCTGCGTAAGCAAGACATAGTTTCCATATAGTAAATCTTTTTTATTTTCTACACTTCCCTTCTCACTACAATCTTTTTAAATAAGAAACACCAACAAAAAACACCCGCGCGCAAACGCGGAGAACTAAAAATGGGTATATATATCGAAGTTATATAAAATTCGGGATAAGAATTAGTGCTCCCGTTACACCGCTGGACACGGTAGGAGTAGCACTCGTTCTTTATATATCATTCGCAAGTATCGTCTTCGAACCTATCAGAAGGAGAGAGAAGAAGAAAGCTTGAAAACACGTTTCCAGCTATGCTGGAGACGTATTGAAAGATTCTCCCGGATATATAACTTGAGAATATATAGCAAAAAATGGCACGAAACACGAAACTCAAAGGCAAAGCAAAACACGAAAAGCAAGGACACACCGTACTCGTACAACTCGACGCAGAAACAGCGCGGATATGGTCGACGCGTAAGAAGTACGACAATATGAGCGAATGGGTACGCAACCAACTAAGGTTCCATTACGGCAACGCACTCGCCCCAGAACAGCGTCTCGCAGTGCTCAAAGAGGAGTATGTGATAGCGCAGCAAGTCAAGAAGAAGGCTCTCGCGGAGCTTGAAGCTCGCTATGACGAGGTCATCTTCGCGAAGGCGCGCGAGATTCACAAGGCTCAAACAGGCGAGGAAATCGTTCTTGAGGCGTTCTCTTGAGTGTCGAGATACGGTCTCGGGACGCTGTTGAGAGGGCTTTCAAGGCACTTGACGTAGTGCCTAAAAAAGGAGGTCTTCGAACCGCCACTTACGAGCTATTCGCGCACTGCGACAACTGCGGAGGCATCAACCCGAACCCGCCGCACTCGTGCGGGGCTTGTGGAATGGTGCTCCTTCCTCGGCGTTGAACTGGCTATATTTGTGAGTATTGACTTATTCTCCATATGGAAGTTTACTGCAAAAGCAGAAAATATATAAGTAACATATGCTATGTCATAGCATAAGTGGTTTGTCAGAAACCACGGAGAAAAGCCACGATGAACAACCAACAATACAACCGATTCGCCCTCGAACTCACAAACCAAGAATACAACGGAACAATCCCAAAGGAGCTGCGCCAATGAGCCACCTCAAACTCACCGTGTACGCGAAAACCTTACCCGAACTCTCGCGCAAACTCTTTGCAATAGCGGAGAACGACATTGCTGAAATGGATGCGGGCGACACAATCGGAACCGAAAACGGCTGGACGTTGGAGGCGCGCCGATGAAACTCACCAATAAAACGCAGTATAACAATCGCGAATTGAAGCAACTTATGACCGAAATATTTGCTTCCGAAGGAGTTGTTCATACAGGCTATGAAGTAACTGTTGTTTATTGCCGCACTGGGCTATCGGGGCGCGCAGGCATCGGGAAGAAATGGATTCGAATGCGCTTGCCAAAAGAAAGCTGCTCATTGCGACTATTCACCGACGTATTCATTCACGAAATAATGCACACTCTCGGAATGCGCCACGAACGAAACGGCTTGATGAGCTGCCACTACGACCCGAAAGACTACGCCGACGACACAGAAAAGCTTCAAGAGGTGCGCCGATGAAAGAACGCTTCCGGGAAAAAATTGGTTTGAACAAAGCTAACTTCGAACGCTTGCAAATAATTAACTCCATCATCGAGAGCTACCAAGAGCAGGGCTATAAGCTCACACTTCGCCAGCTTTATTATCAGCTCGTCACGAAGAACGTCATCGCAAACGACCAACGAGAGTATGCAAAGCTTTCGGGCTTACTTGTGAAGGGACGTATGGCGGGTATTGTAGACTGGGACGCTATCGAAGACCGTGTACGCGTACCGAATATTCCCTCAGCGTGGGAAAGCCCAGCCGACATTCTTGAAGCGTGCGCGAAACAGTTCCGCCGTAACCGCCTCGCTAATCAAGACGTGTACATTGAAGTGTGGGTTGAGAAGGATGCGCTCTCAGGGGTTCTCAAGCGAGTTACGCAACCGTACCACGTCCACTTAATGGTGAACCGTGGGTACAGCAGCGCGAGCGCTATGTATGACAGCTACAAGCGGTTCGAGAGCGCGGCGGAAGACGGGAAGGATTTGCACATCCTCTATCTTGGCGACCACGACCCAAGCGGTTTGGATATGATACGGGACATCCGCGACCGCTTATTAGAGTTCGGTGTCGAGCTCAAAGTCACACCAATCGCGCTCACGACCGCGCAAGTTCGGCAGTACAACCCGCCACCAAACCCGGCGAAATTCAGCGACCCACGAGCCAAAGACTACGTTCGCGACTTCGGGCGTACGAGCTGGGAAGTAGACGCGCTCAAACCAGAAGTGCTTCACAAACTGGTCGAGAACGCAATCAAAAACCTAATCGACCTCGACAAGTACAGAGAAATTCTTGAAAAAGAAGACGAAGACAAAGACAGAATAAGCGAGTACGCGGACCAAGAACGCGACCGCGCGGAGGAAGAACTATGAAAACCAACGAAGAATTATCAGAAGAAATGCTCGCACTGCCTGCGCAGATGCACGCTTTCGCAACACAACTCAACCTTCTCCAACGAGAAGCTTTGGTACTCAACGAGAAAATCGAAGACGCGAACGCAGAAGCTTTCTTGCACGTGAGCGCACTCACGAATCCTGAAACGGGAAAGCCCGTGCACACGAACGCAGAGCAAAGGCAGAACGCAGCGAAGAAGGCTCTTTCGGAAGACGAGGGATACAGGGTGGTTCGTTCGCAGCAAAAGGAGCTTCGCGAGAAAATCGAAGACGCGAGTGCCGACCTTGATTTGCTTCGCAATCGTTTCTCCGCCGTTAAGACGTACATCCGCGCTCTTCCCGACTTGCACGCTTTGCGGGAGAAACCGGAATAAATATAAACTGTTTATGACGTGACACAGCATAAGAAAGGTCCCACGATGAAAAAACTATACCCAACATATATGGACGAGGTCGACGCCGAACTCGCCACAGCAACGCCCGAAGAACTCCGAGCAATAACGAAGAAGCTCGCGAAGAAATGACGCCGGACAACAAAGCGTTCCTACGGCGACATCTCGATAGCGCCAAAGAGAAACGCTTCTCGCTCGAACAAGAACTATCGATAGTCGAGAAACAGCTCAACAAGCCAGAAATCAAGAAGCGACGAGCAGAAGCAGCAAAGATACGCCGACGAGTTGAATCGTTGAACACGAAGCGTCGCAAGCTAAAAGAAAAAACGACGGCGAAATACCTCGCTGATGGTCTATCGTCTCCTGTTTGGTCGAGCACAGAATACCAAACAATGGACGGAGGAACCCAACAAGTAGAACGAACAAACATCCGAAGCGACACCGTCTTCGCGATAAGGAAAGCTGCGCCGGAAGCGTGGAACTTATTGACGACAGACGACGTTGAGCGTTGTGTTCGGGGAATCATCGACCGGGATATGCGCTTGCACGGGCTCACGCAAATAGAAGGAGAACTCGCTGTTTACAACCAAGAGCTCTTCGCTCTCGAAGAAGAGACGGGTGGTTTGCTGCGCACAAAACACAGCATCGAAGACGAGTTGTCGCAACTACAAAAGACAATCTACGGTCTCGAAAACGCCATCGAACCAAGTCCTGAATGGCTTGCTGAAAGAGAGAACGAACTCAAACGCGACAAAGTATTCACACCGGAACTCCAAGACAAAGTCATCAACATAATCAAGAGGAAGCGATGAACGAACCAACACCAAACACGGAAACAAAGACAACAAAGAAAGTCATTCTCGAAGCGTACAACGAGAAAGCAGTGAAGTATCGCCTCGACCAGAACGCCAATAGCCAAAGCACTTGGTCGAACTACGTCGGCACGGCGCCAATGCCGGACAAGTTCTTCCGGTGGAAAGGGCAAGAAATCACTATCGTTCAAGGTCTCGACGGTGGCATCCTCGAAATACAAGTTCCCGCTCTTCC